TTTGCTGATGCATTAGAAAGACCAAAAGAGCAAGTAGAAGCTTCTGAAAGTCTTGAAGCACTGTCAGCTATGGAAGAGTTCTTAAACGCAGTTGGGGATACTGATTTGTCTGCATTAGAACTTTGTGCTGGTATAGAATGGGCAATATCAAAAGTAAAAAAATAATATATGCAAAGTATAAATACTTCATTTAAAGTACATGCCCATCAAACTACTGACGCTAAAAGAGAACTGTTCAACATAGAAGAGGGAGCTATGGTTACTACAGAAAGTGGTATATGGCAAGTTTATAATGGTGCTTGGAGAAAAATATATCCGCAATCAGGAATAGGTAGTGGTTTAGGTTGGACAAGGTATGATGATGACCAATATACATCTCTAAGTAAGTTAAGTCTTGCTGATGGTGTGGAAATCACTTTGCCTAATAATGCTGCAAATACATACAGAAGCTACTCAGGTATTGACTACTACAATGGCACAACTAAAAGAGTATTAGCTGATAATTTAAACGATGTTTATATTCTGACTATTGCCTTTAAATGTAGTGCTGCAAATGCTAATCAGACGTATCTTAGACTGCAATTAGACGCAGAGAACGGCACACCTTATGAAAGAGTAGGAGTAGACATAGCTTTCCCAAAAGGCAATGATGTCGCCCATGAGTTCCACCAAGTATTTCAATATTATGCAGACCAAAACTTTGTAGATAATGGGTCTTTTGTAAAAGTCACATCAACAGGTGGTACTGCTAAGATATGGGATGTAATATACTTTATACAAAAAACACAATCTTATGCGTAATAAAAACAATAAGACAGTAAGCCATACATCTCCAAAAAATAGTAGAAGAGGTTGCTTATGTAAGAATGGAAAATATTCAACTAAGTGCTGTGATGGATCATTACAAGCACAAGGAATAGGAAGTGTAACTAAAATTAATTAAATATGTTTAAAAAGAAGAAAAAAGAGATTAAAGAAGAGGTGCAAGCTAAGCCTTTAATAGAGAAAGTGCCTGAGTCAAAAGGAGTTAATAACGTAAATGCTCCTAGAGTAATGATCAGAAAAAATGGGTAAAAATACAACAGTTTTTTCTGTTTGTAGTTTACCTATTATATTATTAAGTAATTATTTTAATATATCATATGAAAGCAAGTGAAATTCTAGAAAAGTTTAGAAATATCATCCTTTCAGAAGATGGAGAAGTTATTGAGAAGCCACAAGTAGAGGCTGCTCCTGCTACGGAACCAGAAGCTGAGGTTGAATTGGCTGAACAAGAAGTAAAGACTGAGGCTGAAGTAGCTGAGGTTGAATTGGCAGAAATGCCAGAAGACGAGGCTTCCCCAGAAGATGTTGTTGAAGACATCGTGGAAGAAGACGACAAATATGCTACCAAAGAGGAGTTAGCTAAAGGATTAGCTGAAATGAAAGCTATGTACGAAGCTATTATCGAATCTATGGGAAGCAAAGAAGAGAGCATGGAAGTTCCACAAGAGCTTAGTGCTGACGATTTAGCTGAGGCTAAAGAAGTAGAGGTAGAATTATCTACCGAAGAAGAAGTTTCAGTTGAGCCTATTGCTCATTCACCTGAAGCTGAGGTTGCTAAAAGCCCTTTAAGCTTATACGCTCAAAGAGGAAAGAAAACAACCGTTGACTCTGTATTTAATAAATTATTCAAATAAACTAAACAAAAATGGCAACAAGCACAAACATTACAACTACTTATGCTGGTGAGTTTGCAGGGAAATACATCGCTGCTGCTTTACTAAGTGCGTCTACTATTGAGAATGGTGGACTGACTGTTAAACCGAATGTGAAATACAAAGAGGTAATGAAGAAATTAGCTACAGATGGCATCGTTGCAGATGCTACTTGTGATTTCGATCCTACTTCTACTATCACATTAACTGAAAGAATTTTACAACCTGAAGAGTTTCAAGTAAACTTACAGTTATGTAAAAAAGAATTCAGATCTGACTGGGAAGCTGTACAAATGGGATATTCTGCATTTGACAACTTGCCTCCAACTTTCCAAGATTTCTTAATTGCACATGTTGCAGGAAAAGTTGCTGAGAAAACTGAGCAAACTATCTGGTCTGGAGCTAACGCTACTGCTGGTGAATTTGACGGATTAGTTACTTTAGCTACTGCTGATGCATCTGTTATTGATGTAGCTGCTGGAACTGTAACTGCTGCTAACGTAATTGCTGAATTAGGTAAAATCGTTGATGCTATTCCTTCTGCTGTTTACGGTAAAGAAGACTTAAACCTTTATGTATCTCAAAACATCGCTAGAGCTTATGTAAGAGCTTTAGGTGGATTCGGAGCTTCTGGATTAGGTGCTAACGGTACAAACGCAATGGGAACTCAGTGGTGGAATAACGGAAGCTTAACTTTTGATGGAGTTTCTTTATTCGTAGCTAATGGATTAGCTGACAACACTGCAATGGCTGCTGAAAAATCTAACTTATTCTTTGGAACAGGATTGCTTTCGGATCATAATGAAGTGCAGGTCTTAGACATGGGACCAATCGACGGATCGCAGAATGTAAGAGTTGTAATGCGTTTTACAAGCGGTGTACAGTACGGAATCGGATCTGATATCGTTCTTTACTCTTAATAAATAAATTATATGGGGAGGTCCATAAAGCCTCCCCAATAATTAAGTTAACTAATCTTTAAAAACATATATAAATGGCTTGTATTTTAGACGCTGGGCGTAAAGAACCCTGTAAAGACGTTGTTGGTGGAATTACTGCTGTTTACTTTGTAAATTACGGAGCTTATGGAACTGCTACGATTGATACAGCTACCGATGAGGTAGATGATTTTTCTCAATCTGCTGTAACTGCTTACAAATACGAAGTAAAAGGTAACTCTAACCTAACACAAAATATCAACTCTTCTAGAGAGAATGGAACTACTTTCTTTGAGCAAGTGTTAACTTTAACACTACACAAATTAACCAAAGAAGACAATAAGCAAATCAAATTGATGGCTTACGGAAGACCTCATGTATTAGTTCAAGACTACAATGGAAATATATTCGTTGCTGGTGTTGAGCATGGTGCAGACGTATCTGGTGGTACAGTTGTAACTGGTGCTGCTATGGGAGATTTATCAGGATATACTTTAACATTGACTGCAATGGAGAAACTACCTGCTAACTTCTTGGCTTATACAGACAACTTAGATGGCACTTGGACTGTAGGTACTTCTACTGTAACAATTGAGGAAGGCACAAACGCTTAATCTATTAAACATAATAGGTATTAAACCCTTTGCTTAGGCAAGGGGTTTTTTATTTATAAAACAATTATACTATTTTTTGATTATCTTATTATGAAAGTGTTACAGCCAACTAGCGATCCACAGACTATCCAAATAGTACCTAGACAATACATAGAAGCAAACGACCTTGTATTGACTATTACACAAGATGGTACTTCTAAAAGTGAAGTGCTGTCAGATTTGGTTTCTGTAATAAACGGCAATTACATAGACATAGAGATTGCGTCTACTATTTTAACCGAAGGAGAATTATATTTTATGGAGCTTAAAAGAGGAGACGAATTACTTTATAGAGATAAAGCATTTTGTACTGCTCAAACAAATAAAGCCGTAAAACACACATTGAATACGGACCAGTATGAAGAGTATGAGGCTTATCCTACTGGACAACAATATATCATGAGATAATGGAAGAAAAGAACCAAAGTGTTAGATTTGTGAACCTATCGTCTTATGCGGCTCCAGAATACAAGGAGGTGTATAACAAAGACTGGGTTTTATATGAGACAGAAGATGGAGAGGATTATTTTACTGGGTTAATAGACAAGTACTTAGACAGTCCTACAAACGCATGTTGTATTAACGGTATATCAGATATGATATACGGTAGAGGATTAGATGCTACAGACTCTGAAGAAATGCCAGAGATGTACGCTAAGATGAAACTACTAATTAAAGACAAGGAGTTAAAGAAAGTAGTAAACGACTACAAGCTTTTAGGTCAAGCTGCTTTTCAGATTATATACAACGAATCTAAGACAAGTATAGTAAAAGTACTACACTTTCCGATGGAAACCCTTAGAGCTGAAAAAGCTAAAGATGGTTGCATTAAAGCTTACTACTATCACCCAAGTTGGAAAGATCTTAAACCTAGTGACGAGCCTAAGAGAATACCTTCTTTTGGGTATGGAGCAAAGTCTCAACAAATAGAGATCTTTGTTATCAGGCCTTACAGAGCTGGATTCTACTATTATTCACCTGCTGATTACCAGTCTTGCGTTCAGTACTGTGACTTAGAAAGAGAAGTATCTAATTACCATATAAACAACATTCAGAACGGTATTCAGCCTAGCTTATTTATAAACTTCAATAACGGTGTGCCAGATGAAGAAGCACAGCAGTTAATAGAGAATAAGATTAATGATAAGTTTGGAGGTACTTCTAATGCTGGAAGAGCTATTATAGC